TGCCAAGGTCATGGTTGTTATACCCAACACCATGGATGGTCATTGAATACTCAGACCACTTGGGATCAGTCGAACGCTGCTTACAATATTGAGGGAGGCTATGACGATTTAAAATTAAACGCCTACCGCCGACCATAATGCCAGCACACTTATAAGAACTGACGCTACAACTGAAAGTAATGTCGACCATATTATTGGCAGTAATGCTAACAACATTCGATCCACTAGCAGAAAGACTCTGCTGTGTAAGGCCATACATAGACGCTTTATCAATCATAGTACCCATGGTCTCCCATCGACTAATCCTGTCGTTAAGAGTTGTGTTAACAGTGAACCCCTTGCGGGGGTCATTGTGTTCATCTCCGACCTGATGATCATGACGATTCTTCTTGCGGCTACGAAAAGCATATGCAGCAACAGCGCCAGCACCGACGACAGTGGTAAGCAGCGCTATAGTGCGTTTGTTGCTATCAAGCCATTCAATGGCTCTGCGCTTCCTCTCGTGACAATTGACAACAAGCATGCGTCCAGTGTGAAAACCACGAATGATGTGAACTGGAAGCAAGCCATTATACCAATTAGCCGCCCTGCGATAGAGTGACCTCAAAGGGCCACAAAGGAGAATGAAAATGAAGCACACTGATGCAAACATAGCACAAAACGAAATGTTTGTAGCATCACAAATAGTGGAAGTGATATTATACTGAGCCCAAAAGGGCACAGCGGGTTGGAAATGGGATTTAGCCATAAACCAAGCATCGGCCCCAGATTGGGGCTCAATAAAATCTGGCTCCACCACTTCCTCACCAGGACGCAATATTGGCCCAAAATTGAAGGGCACATTCAATGTGTCAAGAATGCTGGTGTGGATGGTCTTATGAGCAGCGAATTTGTCGCTAGCCCACTTCAGGAAAGTTGGCATATCCATCATTGGTTCCACCAAAGGAGGAAAATGGTTGGAAACCACTTTGATACCTTTCCCGTTTAGGTTGTAATCTCTGTTGTCAGCCGTGAAGCTCTCAATGCGAAATTGCCAAGCGTCAGGGACTTCCCCTGGATGAGCTAAGCACCAATCGTTGAGTTTTTTGTCATCGAGGGTTGCGGTCTTCGTGGCAAAAGCAGGAGCGACAACCACATGAATGATAGATCCTAAACGCCGCCAAACCGCACTTGGTTCATTGTATGTAAGATGAAGGCCAAGTTTGGGATTGTTCGTGGACAAAATGACAAGTTCAGGAGCAAGGAAAATCTTCCCTTTAAGCTCCAACGCAGCTTGATCAGGACCGTAGGGATGCATATTAAGTAACCCAAGCAACTTCTTGATGAATGGGTCGCCCCCTGTGGACTTGGTAATATCATGACGAAGAGCGCCTATGTCATCGAAGATAACTGTAATCATCGAATTCTTAGCCCCATTTGCAAAAGTGGGCTCGTCAGAAGGCCAAGGGTAGGTGAATGTATCCACCTGATCCACTGGAACACCCAAATGTTCAGTCAAAATCATTTGATTCAAAATCCTTTGAAGAGTGGTCTTACCAATGGAAGAACCTGCTTCTAGGAAAAAGACACAAGGCTGCATACGCATGCTCCTACTAATCTCAATAGTGTAGAAAGCATCCAATTGGCGCCAAGTAATCTGAAACCAAGTGATACGATCACGGTTTGGTATGATGGAAAAAGCTGCGTGCCAAGGATTCTTGACATGGATTCCTGCGCCTAAATGATCGACGCAATATCCAATGAAGTCGTTAACCTCGGCCAAATAAGCTTTCTGGACAGTCACAAGTTCAATTGCATAAGTAGGCTGGGTTTTCAAAAGTTTGATCCCAAGCTGATAATAATGTTCAGCTTTATTAGTCCTTTGCAAATGTTGAGTAATCGACGTACCATCGGAGTTAATCCATGTTGTGAAAAGCTTGCTGATGGAATCAAAAACCTGCATAAAAGCACCAACGGTTCCAGTACGAAAGAAACCATAAATGGTGTTTGTAGCAGCTTTTATATTCTCACTAGTGAAAACTTCCGAATCACCAATGTGGGAGCCAAATGCAAAAAGACTGCCGCCAACAAGCAACTTGATAAGTGGGTAAATCACTTGGCGATCTTGCATGTACTTATAAATTGCTGTAACAGCGGCGTAAGCATTGGCAAAAGTATTGAAATGTTCGAAGAAATCAGCACCAGCTTGATAATCAACAATATCGCCATCAAGTGAACCAAGGCTCAGCGCGCTGGAAGCACGGGAAAACTCACTAATTTCATCTTCAGTGAGGTCAGCCAAGCTATCAGCCACCTGATCGAGCAACCTTGCAGTGTCGAATATGTGTCCTTCTGGCAATTGTTTGTCGGCAAATGAGCGGATAAGGTTCACATGCCTGGATAGGATGTCGTTGAGAACTAGAGCTCTGGCAATAGGATCATTCCTAGCCTTATAGATCTTGAAAACAGTGACAGTCCAAAAATATGGGGCGGAATCTATGACGTCTGCAACTCCATTTAAGAAGT